GCCGGATCGGAGATCAGAAGGACAACAGCAAGCAGCTGGCCATGGCCTGCAGACTGCTCGCTCAGTGTGCAGAGGAGGAAGGAAGATGCTGACACTTATCGCTATGTTCTTCCTGGGATTCTTCTTTGCCTCCTGCTGCTGGGCCTGCATCTGGCTCAGCACAATGGAACGGAAAGAGGATGAGCATCTCCAGGAGATGGAAAAATGGTACAGAGACACCTATGGGGAGGATGATGATCAATGATGAAATATGTAGATGTAGGGAAGGCCGGCAGATTCTGCCGGTCTTTGAATGAGGACCATGTTGCCGGATCCTGCAATCCCTGGGCCTTGCTGAGTGCTGCGATCATAGCTCAGGCAGCTGTGGACTGCTCCAATTTTTCTTTTGATGATCCGGATGCTAATGCTGCCAAACATGGAGGAAACCGGCAGTATTTGACTCTGACGGCATTGAGAGACTTTATTAATTCGGACTGGATAGACATGCTGCTCTGCTGGCAGAAAGACATCACTCCACTCTCAGTATGTGAGGAGCTGGTGAGGAGGATCTATGAAACTGTATGAGAAAGAAACCGGCTGGGCCAACATGCCGGAGATCATAGAGGCACCAACACCTTTTGTGCTCTGCATCGGAGGCCGAGGCACCGGAAAGACATATGGCAGCATCAAGTATCTGCTGGAGAATGAGATCCCCTTTGTCTATCTCAGACGGACCAGCGCACAGATGGAGCTGGTAGCCAAAGAGGAGTTCTCTCCGATCGTGAAGATCGGCAGGGATCTTGGCATGGTCCTTGTCTCGCTGCCTATCAGCAAGTTTGCTGCCGGAGTTTACCGGATCAACGATGATGGAAAGCCTGCCGGAGATCCTGTGGCAGTGATCATGGCGCTCAGCACCATGGCCAGCGCTAGATCCTTCGATGCCTCCGGCATCAAGGCCATCTTATATGATGAGGCTATACCGGAGCGCCATGAGAAAAGGATCTCACATGAGGATGACGCTTTTCTCAATATGTATGAGTCCATCAACCGGAACAGGGAGCTGACAGGCGAGGATCCTGTCAAGTGTGTTGTGCTGGCCAATGCCAACAACCTGGAGGCGCCCATTCTGCAGGCGCTCAACTGCGTCAAGACGCTGGATCAGATGAGACGAAAACACCAGTATTTTAAGGAGGACAAGCGGATCGGACTCACTATCGTCCTTCTGAATGATTCTCCGATATCTGCCAATAAGAGACAGACAGCTCTTTACCAGCTGACGCTCGGCCAGGGAGATTTCGATGATATGGCACTGGCCAATGCCTTTGCAAAGGACAATTATATCGACATCTCACCCAGGCCATTGACGGAGTATAGGAGCTGCGCTCAGATCGGCAGCATCTGTCTGTACCAGCACAAGTCAAATTATACCTGGTATGTCTCGGAGCGGATCTCCGGAGATCCGGAGCGCTTTGAGAATACACCGACAGACAGACAGAGATTCCGCAAAAAGTGGTTTGAGAGCTGGCAGGACTATTTTGACAAGCGCCTGGTGTTTGAGGATGCGCCGGCCAAAGTATTCTACAAGGCCGTCATGATGGAAACATTGAAATAAGGAGGAATGAAACATGGCAAGAGCAAAAGCACCGAAGTGGAAACCGGCAGATTATACTCCCTTCTATCTCAAGGAGGAGCCGATCCACACCGAGCGAGAGATCCGAGCAGAGTATACCAGAATCCGAGACATCATGATGAAAAGAGCGAATCGTCTGGAGGCTGCTGGCCTGGGCGATCAAGCACAATTCCTCAGAGCGAGCATGCCTAAGCTCTCTCAAGTGAGCAGCGTTGTGGAGCAGATCAACAAGGCCAATGCAGAGCGCCGGAAACCGAGAGTAGAGATGACTGTGAGCAGCTTTATCAAGGGCGCTCTATCTGCAGGCCATGCTGCGCTGGAGAATGCCACACTGAGCCTGGCCGGAGTGAGAGACATCCAGCGCAAGTGGGAACAGGAGACAGGAGAGGAGATAGGCCTGGGGGATGTCCTGTCCTTCAATGACTATATGGCCAGCTGGAGGACCAGCGCCTTTTCGGCCATCGTGGCAGCATCTGATGCCAAGAGCTATTATGAGTCAGACTATCAGGACATCGGAGGAGACTTTGCCACCTTCTGGACCATAGCACAAAGCCTATGAAAGCGCCGGTCTATACTGTGGAGGATTTTCCTTATGAGATCCTCCGCTTTGTCCAGCGAGCAAAGAGGCCGAGAGGCAAGCCGAGGACGGATAACAAGAGCTATGCTGACATCATCTGCACCTTTGACATTGAGGCCACAAATCTGCCGGAGATCAAGCAGGCTGTGATGTGGCATTGGCAGAGCTGCATAGATGGGATCGTGGTCACCGGCCGGACCTGGGATCAGTATGATCAATTACTGGACCGCATTGACAGGCAGCTGCCGAAGGGCCTCACGCTGGTTTTCTATGTCCACAATCTTGGATATGAATTCGAATGGCTGCGAGCGATCCACAATTTTGATGCGCTGCCTCCCAGATCCGGAGACAATGGAGAAGTGTTCTGCATCACCGGCCGGAAAGTTGCCAAGTGCTGCATCGGCCGGCGCTTTGAGTATCGCTGCAGCTACACGCTCACCAACATGTCTCTGGCAGTATTCCTCAATAAAATGGGAGTGGAGCATCAGAAAGAGGAGATGGACTACTCCATCCGGAGATTTCCCTGGACACCGGTAACACCGGAGGAGCTGTCATACTGCATCAATGATGTACTGGGCCTGTGGGAGGCGCTCAGGAGGATGATGAAGGCTGACGGCAACACCATAGCAGACATACCGATCACAAGCACCGGATATGTCCGAGCAGACTTCAAGAGCGCCATGAGGAACGGAGGATATCTTCCAATGGTCCGAGAGATGGCACCGGACTATGAGACATATCTTGCGATCCGGCGAGCGTTCCGAGGAGGCAATACCCACAGCAACAGATGCTACACCGGCATTATCATGGAGAATGTCACCAGCTATGACAGAGCGAGCAGCTATCCGGATGTCCTGGTCAACATGCCGTATCCGGTCAAACCATTCAAGAGGCAGCACATCACGGAGCTGGATCAGATCGAGGAGAGGATGCCATACATCCTCCTTATCGAATTCAGAGGCATCCGGCTGCAGGATCCATTCTGGGGATGTCCTTATCTCAGCCTGCACAAATGCCAGCAGCTGGAGCGAGTGATCAACGATAACGGCAGAGTGGTCCAAGCAGCAAGGCTGCAGACATATCTCACAGACATAGATCTGGAGATCGTCAAGGATGAGTATGAATGGGACGATGCTGTGATCCTCGCCTCCTGGCGCTCTGAGTATGGCATGCTGCCGGCTGCCATGAAGGAAGTCACAATGGATTACTACGAACGTAAAACTAAATTAAAGGGGGTGGTTGGGCAAGACGTATATTACATGAAAGCTAAAAACAAACTTAATAGCATTTATGGAATGTGCGCCACTTAGGACAAATCCTGTCAGGACCACTCTTGTATTTAATGGAGTAGACTTCTCTGTAAAGGAAGGCAGCGAGCAGGAGGAGCTGGAGAAGGCCAACAAAAAGAGCTTTACTGCTTTTGCCTGGGGCTGCTGGTGTACTGCCTGGGCCAGATACTGGCTGGAGCGAGCTATCAAGCTGTGCGGTCACAAATTTATCTATTGTGACACTGACTCGGTCAAGTATGTCGGCCAGGTGGACTTCTCTGAGCTGAATGCGGAGATCCAGGCGATCTCCGAGAGGCATGGAGCATATGCGGATGATCCAGCCGGCCACCGGCATTATCTCGGAGTATATGAGCATGATGCCACCTATAAACGATTCGTAACGCTCGGAGCCAAGAAGTATGCCTATGAGGATGAGGATGGCCAGCTGCATATCACGATCGCCGGAGTCAGCAAGGGAGGAGCTGCCGAGATGGGATGCCTGGAAAACTTCAAGGAAGGCTTTGTCTTTCATGAAAACGGAGGCATGGAGGCATTCTACAATGACACCTGGGGAGATCCGATCGAGATTGACGGCCACCGGCTGGAGCTGCCTCCAAACATCTATCTGCAGAATGGCGAATACACGCTCGGCCTGACACTGGAATACAAGCGCCTCTTCCATCTGACTCAGGAGCAGTATGACAAGATCCTCAAAAGCATGTGAGGAAATATGTGCAGGATGCACACTTGCAAAAGTTATAAGGAATGCTAAGATATAGACAAGGCCCAGGAAGGGCCAAATATAAGGAGGATTTATTATGTTGAATCAGATCACTATTATGGGCCGTCTCGTCAGAGATCCGGAGCTGCGGAATGCCGGCCAGCACAGAGTTGTCAACTTCACTCTGGCTGTGGATCGTGACTATGGAGGAGACGATCGAGAGACGGACTTTGTGGACATTGTGGCCTGGAACGCTCAGGCAGACTTTGTCAGCAAGTTTTTCTCCAAGGGCCGGATGGCCATTGTGGCCGGCAGGCTGGAGAGCAGCAAATGGGAGGACGATGACGGCAACAAAAGGACCAGCTGGAGAGTCAATGCTGATCATGTCTATTTCGGAGACAGCAAGCGAGAGGATCAGAAAGAGGATCCTCCGAAAAAGTCATATAAACGCAGATAAACTAAGGACCGGAGAGAAGATCTCCGGTCCTTTTGTTATTCTGAGATTTCCGTCACATCAAAGACGATCTTCCACAAAAACAGTGCTGTGCTGCTGTCTGTATTGTTGATCATGATAACATTGTCACCACTGGTGAAACGGAATACACCATTTACAATGTCATCATTCGGATTCACGCTTTTGAATGATGTGACACCACCAGATGTGGTATTATAAATAATCATCAATTTGCCTGTCGTTCCCGCAGTTGCCGTAATGATGATACCACGCTCTGACGGACTTACACCGATTGAATATGTCGAAGATTTTGGGATAACATGTGCGAAGAAGTGCATAGGAATGTCAAGATTGATTCTGGCATCTCTCGCATTTGTTGCACCGGTACCACCATTGGCCACTTTTAGAGCGTTGTTCTGGAAATAGCTTGCCGGAGCTCGGCTGGTATCTGTCGGATGCCGGTGATCATAGCGAGCCGGCTTTTTGCTGGTTCCGGCGCTGGCTGTGCCGTCCATGAGAGGCGATCCGTTCGACATCATGGAATTGAGAAGATTCGGAGCCGTGATCTTGCGGTTTGCGGAGCTGGAGAGATCATAGAAGATCAGTTTGTCCGTATCCGTGATTTCGGTATCTTCCGGAACACCGTTGATGTTGATATCAACAGCATCCAGCTCCTCCCAGGCAGTGCCGTCCTCCGTTTTCATCAGGACTGTGCCGGGATCTCCATCCTCCGGGAAAAATCCCATCACACGCTTGATCTCCGTCAGGATCCAGTCCAGGTTCAGCTGCTGCATGGTGAACGAGGGAAATTTCATTCCGTTGAAATTGAAAAGACTCATATGTTTCTCCTTTCTTAATATACCATCACACAAAAGCGCTTGATAAATTCGTTGATGATATAATCGACAATGTTGAATTTTACCACATCACGCTGTGCTTCAATCATCTGCTGACTGGTGGTCACACCGATATTGCCACTGATCGTGCTGTCAAAGATACGGCTGCCGGATGACTCCTGTGATGTCTCACTCTCCGTCTCCATCGTATCAGTCGAGGATCCGCTGCTCTCGCTCTCCTGCTGCCCCTCTGTTTCTGCCTTGGTGGTATCAGCGAGAGTATTACTGTTATAGGCAGCTTTTTTATTGAGCACACTGTCGCTGCCGGAGCTGCTGCCGGAGCTGCTCTCTGTACGGCTGCCGGAGCTGCTGCCGGAGCTGCTGCCGGAGCTGCTGCCGGTATTCGTCTCAACCACATGCTCCTTGCGGTCATAGTTTGCGATCGGATCATACTCATACTGAGTAGTTTCATAAAGCTTGGTCCAGACAGGCAGCTCTTTCTCACTCCAGACTCCGATCGCTGCCCTGAGAAAATCCGGATCTGAATACAGGATCTCCATTGAGGCCGTCTCCATGATCAGATTGTTTTTCACTATGTCCGGATCCAGCTGCTGAGGGAGCTGGAGGAGATCCAAAACAGTCGGATCATACCTGTACAGGCCCCACAGGCTCATTGTTGCTGAGAGTGCCATCTTTATACCTCCATTCGCATTTGATATTAATGCCAAAGATATCCTTGACATCCTTGATGCTGCTCTGGATGCTGTCCATCCATCCGTCTGCCAGCATGTGAGTCTCCGCATTGTTTGCGTTCACTTCATCCGTGATCAGGCGCTCGCGCTTGTCAGTGTTGGCATTCGGCACACCGATCCTGGTATCATACTCAGCCTCGATCTTCCGGAGATCGGAGAGCAGCTGATCGATGACATAACTCTGCTTGACATCCCTGTTGAAGATATCATACTTGAGCTGTCCATCCTTTGTCAGGAGATTCTTATTGACTACCACCATCGGATCACCATCAGACATGCGGTCATAGGCTTTCTTGATGCTCTGCTGCTCAGCATCATTGCCGGCAAAGAACACAGTGCTGATCTTTGTGGACCAGAGATTTTGGGAGACTGCCGAGCTGGCGAGCGCCATTTTCTCCGCATAGTGGCTTACCAGGTCCATGATACCGGAATAGTCAGGCTGCAGATGCATCAGAACACACTCACTGCCGATCCGTTTTGTGAGTGCCGGACCGAGGAGAGGATTGCTGATCAGAGCATGAGTAGGACGATAAAAGACATTGTATCCCTGCAGTCCACACTGCTGCGGAATGACACCAAATTTGCCGGAATCAAAGATGGCAGCATATCCCCAACAGTAAAGAACATAGAGGAAATAATCCGCATCCCACCACTCAGGCACCTCCCAGCGAAACACGCTCATGGCCTTCTTGAGCAGATAGCGCTGGAAGAATCGACCGGCCTGCGTATTGAGCACATGCATGTTTGCCGGCTGCTCACTGCTGCCGACACTGTTCATATAATCATAGTAGAATGGTACATTTGGCATCTTGATCACTCCTTGCCATTTTCAATTTGAGCCAGATCGGAATGCTGGAGGACGGCCCGGGGCCTGGTCCTGGACCCAGATTCCAGATCCGGTCATCCATGACTTTGTTCCAGTCCACCACAGTACCCATCCAGTCATCACCAATATCACGGGGTCCTGCGTAGTATTGCCATACATCAACCGGAAGGATCCAAGGCTGCTGGACCTTGTAATGAGCCTCCCAGCAATACATACCCTCATTCCGGAGCAGCTGCACATTGCCGGATCCGAGATCATCTCTCAGGATGGCAGCGCTGGAGTAAAAGCCTGGATAATATCCCTTGCCGACACATCCGTCTTTCCAGCCTCGGAAAATATCCAGCATGCGCTGCTGCGTGATCGGAAATCCGGCAGCAACAACAGCATTCCGGCTGACTGCCTCCCAGTCACAGAAAACAGGCCAGTCCGGCTTGTACTGCAAAGCATTCAGATGATCACACTCCAGCTCAGCCTCATATTTTGCGGACGCATAATCCCATGCGAATGAAAAGAAGTATGCTCCAATCGGTTTGTTGTTCTGCTGCATCAGCTGAACATTCTGCTCAAAATATGTATGAGTCCGCATAGTCTGATTAAAATATGCAGAAGTGCCGACCTGCGCCGGACCGGCAGAGCTTGTGCCGGACTTCTGGATCATGAAGGCGATTTGATCCACCATCGCTTGCGTGAGTGGCATGTGATCAGCAAGAGACAAGCTGTCTATTCCTATTTCATTCATAGTAAAACCCCGAGCACATATATGCTATAATGATCTGTTTTTCTGCTGGCGTTGCGTTCAGCGCAAGAGATCCCTCATTTGCACAGAGAATAAATCCGGAAAGAGTATTGATCACTCTTGTCTCGCAAAGTGGATATCCATAATGAGCCGGATCTGTCTCGCACATCTTGAGGAAATACCACTGGATGAAACAAAGCTCTGTGAGAGCAGCAAGGCCACCGGTTGATCCTTTGCTCTCGCACACTCCGGAGCTTGCCAGCGCTGCGCTGCCGATATCTGCTGCTGTTGATGTCATTGTATTGAGAAGGGGAGCAGCTGCCTCTTTTGCTGCCGGAATCAGATCCTGAGGATCCATTCCCATCAGCTTGTTCCAGCCTTCTTTGATAGACTGCAGAGGATGATCCAGGAAATTCATAACTCCTTGTGTGAAACTATTTGCAGCATTTTTGGCAGTCTCCTGCAGACCTCCTGTGGCCATCGCAATACCAGCCGATCCGACCCATGTGGATGACTGAGCGATCCTGGACATATCCACGGCCATCTGTGCTATGCTGATCGGAACTGCCACCTGAGCAATAGTGGAATAGATTGTTCCTCCATTTGCACCGGAGATCAAAAGCGTTCCCATGCCGGTCATGACATCCAGCCGGACCTCAGTCTCAATAGTGGAGCACCCATACAGTTTGGATCCGTCCAGTTTAATAAAACCGAAGGGAGGATAGTACATAGATATCTCCGTATATGGAGACATCTGCAGATATCTTGTCTCGGCCTGATTAAACTGTGGATGCCTCTTTACTTGAAAAGTCAGAGGAACAGTGATTTTCATGGATCCGGTTGTCAGTCGATAAACAACACCGGTTGTCAAAGTGACACCCCACCAGCCATAGGGAAGATAGTTTGTACTGGTCATTCCGGAAACATCAAGGCCTGTCGGAATCCACATGAGCCTTGTGATATACTGGATAGGATTGATGAGCATTTTCTGAAGATCCTGCGAGATGTTTCCATCAGTGATGTTCATCCAGCTGGGCGAAGCATAGAGCTTTGAGAAGATCTCGGCCATAACTTGAGGCGCCACAGCATAATGAGACACAGCACCCACAGCATACACATCATTGTTGACAACACTCAGCAGATAAAATCCCTCTGAAATATCTGCGCTATAAATATTGGTATTCCAGGGAGATGTTACATCAGCAAAACTCTTTTCCTGGTATGAGGAGTTGGCTGCTGTACCGATTGCAAAGTATTTTGTATCAATTACATCCGGATTCCTGGCCGATGCAGCTCTCAAAACATATGCTGTTTGCCGGCCAATATCGTTTTTCCATGATGCGAGAGCATCAATCTCCAGAGATGCCTCCCATCGGCCGAGCACCCAGCTCCAGCTCCTGACAAAATAATATCTCTCAAATGCCGGAATCCAACAGTATGTATAGGGCATCGGATTCTCATTGAGAAAGATCCCTGTGGATACCACAATTTGAGGAGTGAACATGTTTGTGACATCCTTGAACTCAATATCCAGCTCAATGCACCTGTTGGGAACATCCTCCGGCAGAGGAGGCCGTGCCGTGCTGTTCATCTTTTTCGACCACTCATAGAGATATATATTAACCATATTATCACCTCTTACGAAAACAGGGAGAGCTGTTAACTCTCCCTGTTATGTTGTTTGCCGGATCAGTCGAGAGTGAATACCACGGCATTCTCCGTGAAGCTGTTCCAGTACCGGCCAGTGCTGTGGAAGAACCAGTTGGAATATCCGCCGTCCGGATTCCAGATGGTATCGGACCACTCGTTGACATTGGTCATGCCACAGGCATCCTCATCCATCAGGACGGCAAAGATGCCTGTCTTGTTGACAGCGGAACCCTTGGCCACAGTGCCGGCATTGTTACCAGTAAGAACCAGATAGGACGGAGTCACATTGATGGCATCCGGAGTGCCGATCGCCTGCCAGAAATTGACTGTCTCAACATCCGCATATTGCAGATAGTTGTCATGGAAGGCATCAGCGAGGACCTGTGCCTCCATGTCATAGCGTTCCTGGCCAAGCATGTACATGCGCTGACGATCGGCAGGAGTGTGACGCATGACGATCTTGCCGGTAATATTCGCATGGAATTTGCTGGATCTCTCGCTCATCATGGCGCTAATCGTGGCGATCCTCGCATACGCAAAGCGCATGAAACGCTGATACTGTGCAGCATCACCTTTGATGCCTGCCCAGGTAAGGGCATTCTGGCCGGTCAGGCCAAGATAGGCATTATATTCCGTAACCAGCTTGATGTTCTGATTCGCAGCATAATTGCCCAGGATAGCGCCGATCAGGTTTACAAGCGTGTTGCGCTTGATCGTCTCTCTGGCCTGCTCCAGCTGATCAGAGGCATTCTGCATGACAAGCGAAATGAAACTGCCAAACTCGGACGGCCCGGAAAAAGCCTGGTCGAGCTGGTCCTTATACAGAGTGATTCTCTTCTGGTAAATGTTGGCAGAAATGAAATTCTCCTGGAGGACACTGGGTTTGTCCACCTTGAAGGGATCGATGCTCTGGCCGTCCACCAGCTTGAAACGGTTATCCTCCTCCACAGGCTTGTCGATGGCAGAGAGCTTGCGTGTGATGTTGCCGAAACGCTGCTCCGACACTTCCATGCCTCTCAGCTTGCCGTTGTACGGACGGATGCTGAAAATCGTCTTGCTCAGGACCTGAGAGATGGCCGTGTTAAGGACATCATAACCGGCCTTGAGAGCAGTCTGGCCAACAGTGACAAAGCTGCTGGTATCGGTCACAGCCAGATTGCTGGTGCCTGTTGCCTGGGCCGTGATGGCCGTCAGAACAGTTGCCAGCTGATTAAAAGAGAGATCGCTATTAACAGACATTTACTTTTCCTCCTTCTTTTTCGGTTTGAATACGGAGGCCAGGATATCATCCACAGTCTCCTCTTTTGCTGATCCTGGCTGCTGGCTGTTCTGCACAGCTGCCAGGTTCATTTTGCTGATAAGATAGTCGAGTCGCCTGTTGATAGACTCGATGTCTGCCGGCTTTTTATCATCCGGTTTCGGATCCTCCGGCTTTTTCTCCTCCGGTTTGGGATCCTCCGGCTTTTTCTCCTGCTCAGGATCTGCCGGCTTTTTCTCCTGCTCAGGATCTCCGGTCAGGGCAAGGATCTCATCCTTGCTGAATCCGGCTTTGGTCAGTGCAACAATGTCCTCAATCGTCATGGCATTTACTCCTTGATAAGACAAGCCCATGTCTGTGCGTCACATGTGCCGGTACCCTTCATTCCTTTAGAATCCTGGAAGATAATGAGAGCTGTCTGAGTCAACGATCCGAAGATCCCATCAACATGCAGATGCTGCCCATGAGCGTTAAGCAGCGCCTGCAAAGCCTTGACCGCATCTCCGGTATCATTGATC